AGTATCTTATTCATTAGATAGAGTTTATGCGGTATCCGCGCCAGTTGGTTCCGTCTGAAATGATCCACGCCCAATTTCGGGCGCTCACAGCGTTGAAAGTTGTACCCGTTGAGGATACGACGTTGTAATTCAGGCCGATATTACCGGATGACCCAAAGTGATGAAGGACGTATTGCCGGCCGATGCAGGTGGAAGGGTCCGGAAGGGTAAAGTTTATTGTGCCGTTGAGCGTGTAAACGACCGTGTGGTGTGTCTCATTCAGCGTTAGCGAAGTAGTGGTCTGCGTGAACGCGGTTGCGAGTGATCCGGCGGACTGAACCGTACTATGTATCGAAGCGGGTGCCGTCACGCCGAACCCGGATTTTACCTTGGTTGTGGCCGCCGACTTGACGAATGTAACCGCGTCGTCTGTCTCGTTACCCAGGGCGATGCGGACCGTGCTGCTGTTGGCGGTTGTGCTGCGATTGGTGATCCTGAAGGCGTTTTGGCTTGATTGGTACGTAATTTCAGCGCCCAGGTTGTCCAAACCAGTGCCGAATCCCATCCCGGTCATGCCGTTGCCTTCAGAGTGCTCCAGCATAAGAACGCGGCCGGATGCGCCTGAGCCTGTAAGACCTGCTGTCGCAAATGTTACATGGGCAGCCGGAAGGTTGTTTCTTCCAACTGCAAACTTACCACCCCTCGGTTGTGCTATCAGCGGGTAATATGTCCCAAACGCAGCGCCGGACCTCGACTGCATCCACATGCCGATGTTGTCTGTTGTGAATGCTCCGAATGTAAGGGTATTGTCTTGCGTTGTTACGCCATTTTGCGCCGCTAACTCAAGAATGCCGTCCACCGTTGGCGCTCCATTGGTGGCATTGCTTTCGGGACCAATGATGCCGATGTTTTGCGTCGGTACATATCCACTAAGGGCATTAGCACTATACCTGAACTTGCCACCCTTGAATGTCATTTGATAGCCGTTCTGATCTATCTGCGTGTTTTCTAACAATGGGTTTGCGCCCATGCGTACGGCCGTTCCTTGTAGATACAGACCATTTTCGGCCATATTTACCGTGCCTCCCCCGCCGCCTCCTGTTGAGTCCTGCGCAAGCGCCCAATTTGAGCCGTTCCACTTGATAACCTGCCCGGATGTGGTGCCTTGTATCCGCTTCAGCGTTCCGGCCCCGTCCTGAAGTAGCGCGTAAGGAGCCGTTGTAATATTGCCAATGCCCGTAACGGTGATACTGTCGGCATTTATGAACATTTCCCGATCGGTTTCAAGTGTCAACTGGCCGCCTGTTTCTTTTATAATCGCCCCGCAATCGAAGTTGTATATTTCGAGCGAATCCTGCGGGGTTTTGCCAACCAAAAACTTAATAAAGGCGTCATCTGAGCAATAGGCGGCATCCACTTGCAGCGCCGTCCAAAATGAAGAGGCACTATTGTTGATCCAAAAAGATAACGGCTGCCAAGGCCCCGGTATCGTCACGTTTGACCCGCCCGGCGGCAAAGTATCGGAACCCGATCCCGGCGTTCCATCGCCATAAATCCCGTCGTCGAACTGCTCCCAGGAATCGCCGTCCCAATAATGCACGATGTTAGTGGTGGATTTCTGCCAAAGCGAACGGGTATAGATAGCGGCACCGTTGCTGTCGGTTGCGGCTATGTTGGACGGCACCGTATCGCCATAAATCCAATCGCCTATTGGCGTCCACGCCTGGCAAGTGCTGTCGTACTTATGCAGGATGTTGAATGTGTCCCGAATCCACCAGGCCGTAGTGTTGTCTATCACTACGCTGTCTATCGTGTGGTAATACTGCGGGAGCGGTGGAAGATCGTTTTTGTAAGTGCCTTTGGTGCGCCAACGGTCGTTACGATAATCCCAATCGTACCGGAGCGCCGTCATGGTATCCACCCACAACACAGCGTTTGTGTCCCGGCTAAATCGCCAATTAGGCTTGTGCGTCGGCATGGTGTCCCGAAACCAGACAATACCGCGCCGGGTTGTCTGGATGCCCAACTCGATACGGTCAACCTGTGCGGCTATATCGAAAGCCGCCAACAAAAAGAAAAGGAGAAATATTGTTTGCCTCATCTATGCGCGTTTTGCCCTGTCGCGCATTGTTCGGCTATTACGGTGCCGGTGTGGCAAAAAACTTGACTTCGTATGAGGCCCCCGGCACTTGCCATTCGGCCTCTATATTCACGGTAGCCAATGCAAAGTTAACAGAAAAAGCCTCACAAGGCAAGCATTTGCCGTTCTGTTGTACCTCCATCCATACGCAGTAGTCAATCGGCAGTAGTCCGCTATTCACGTCAGACAAATCCAATGCCGATTTGTACTCTTCATCTGCTAGCGCCGGGAAATACTTACGGAAGCGCGTCCGGGTATCTGCAATCGAAACCACCACAGCGTTAGCCGTCCCTTTAGGCCCGGATGCAAATGGCCACAGCGTCCGGCGTTGCGCTGTCCACACATCGCAGTCCCGCCAAAGTTCGGTCCACCCGCCGCCGTTTTCCTGGAGCAGATCGAATTGGCCACATTCAAAATATCTCTGAACCGGGAAGCCGAAGAGCGTTTTAGTTGCTAAGACTGCCACCGTATTTTTGTTTTATGCGTTTCACTTTGGCCGCGTCGATCTGCTCAGCCATTTCCTCCGTTATGTATCTGATCCTGTGCCGACAATTCCACCGCCCCCGGTCAATTCGGGGATTGTATGGAATACCTGAAGAGCGGCCGATCAAATCCGGGTCTTTCGGCCATTCAGTATCCGCTTCAATGACCGCAAAAATCCGGCCCGCTTTCTTTTGGCAGAATACCCGGCTGTCGGCTATCACATCGCCGACGTACAAGAACCATTGCAGGTCAAGCCCGCGCCGGAATTGCTCATTTTTGGCCTCTTGCACCTGGTTGAACAGATCGTAAGCATAAGTCCGGTAATGCGTCCGCAGCCGTCCGGCCGTTCCCGGCGTTCCGGTAACATAGTCCTTAATTTGCGCGGTGAACTCCCTGAGCGTTGCCCCGGACTGGATACCTTTCAAGATAACATTTTTCAGGCCATCCCGAACCGGCGCGGCGTTCGACACATCCCACAACACAGTACCCCTCAGCACGTTTCCGGCGTTGTCCACCCCGACGGACGCCCGTATTACGGCGTTATCCTTCGCTATCGCATCCAACACCGTTGCCGCCTCCATGCCTGTATAGAGTTCTCCGGTCATTGCCACCACCTCAAACAGCCCGTCCACAAAAACCGGCATTACCCCGCCCAATATTTCGCGCTGGAATTGATCGAACACCCGGTCGAGTTGTTGAAGTAGCGCCAAATTGCCCGGCGTATTTTCGACAATGCCATCACGGATAGATAGCCGTGAAAGGAACTGCTCAACCACCAAAGCAAACAAATCCCGCTCTGCCACATACAAAGCCCGATCAACCGCCGCCTGCTTTCGCTCGATTGCGTCCGTTATCCTGTCGGCTTTTTTTGACAGGCTTTCGATCAATGTTTGCGGGTTATTGGGCATTCAGTTGTGGGAAATTGAATTGTATTTGCGGCCGCTCTTCCTCAATGGCTGCGATGATCTCCAGCGCCGCCGCCCGTGTAAGTTCAGATTGACGGGGGAATGGCAGCCGGAAGAAGCCCGGATTTTGGATTTCCAGTTGAATCAGTATGTCTTTGAAATTCGCGTACAGCACCTTTTTCCAGCGCGGCACAAGGTCGGACGTAAGCGCCTGCATTACCTGTGCTTCCGTCATGCCCGCGAACGGATTGAGCCGCATTTCAGCGCGCACTTCTTCGGCCCGTTCGCTGTCGTCAATCAGCATGCGGCCAATGATCCTTTCGCTGATCATGTCTGTGACCTCCTTACCGGCCCCGGCTTCGCGGGCGCTTTTCAGTTCGGCGAACAATTCAGCCGCCGTTTCAAACCGGAAGTCCTGTGGGAATACAAGCGCGGCCGTTAACCGGTCATCGAACCCGGTGAAAGATTGACAAGCCTGTACGATGAAGCCCCACAGGCCCGCCAAATTTCGGGCGTATGGATATAGGGTATCGTACACGCTTTGAAGTTCGATGCTGTGATAGGTGGCCGTCTGTGCTGTTTCCTGTTTCGTGAACATCTGCGAATTGAACACGGCCTCTTTGGCCTGTTTCATATATTCGCTCATCAACTCCATTTGCAGTTTCACGGCCTCGGTAGGTGGGTAGGCATAGTGCAGGATTTTCGACACATCCAGCATATCTTCCGGGTTATTCGGCAGCGCCAAAACGATTTCCTCAGCCGCCGATGTTGGGCGCGGCTTAAATCCGGTGCCGTGACAAGTTCCGCATATCGTACCGTCCGGAAGACTACCTTTCACGCAGCCGATAGCCTCGCAATTTTCCTGATAGCGAACCGAAACAGGGAAGGCCAAAAAAGCCGTCGTAATGTCAAGTTCACTGTTGATCTTTACGATCTTTTTCGCGTAAGGCAATGCCGCATCAAAGATGCTGACCCGCGTCCGGCCGTTGTCTTCCGGGTTTTCAGTATAGCCGCACCGGATAGCCGGACAACGATCAAAGCCGTGAGGCAAAGGAATGTCGATGCGGTAAACCTTCCCGTTTGCAAGCCGAATTAATTGGCCGTTTTCCGGCTCCATGTCCAACGCTTCCACTTTGGGCGCAATCTGACCGGCTAAGGTTTTCGCCTCCCAATCCGGTATTTGTTGCAGAACAACCGTCTGCATTGCCTGGTACAGCGTCAACCGCTCAACGTCCTGTTTGCGGCCTTCTGGACTCATTACGCCGAATACCTGACGACAAACAAGCCATTGCAGGAATCCGAACTTGTCGTACAAGAAACGCACGGCCATGTCCGCCGTGATCTCGAACGGGTACGGCTTTGCCCGCGTAATCCCGTCGGTGCTCTCGAACTCAACAGCCAAAAAGCAGTTGGGATCAAATATTGACCAATACAAGCCGCGCTCAAAGATGTAGTGATCCAATCCGCCCCGGTAAAAGCCGGATAAAACCTCCGATTCAAAGTCCATTGCCCGGCGGCCTTCTGCGTCGTTATCGAACGCCAATACCTTGGTGAAGTTGGAACGGGGAACCTTTTGGAACGGCCGCATCAGCGCCGCACCCAGGGAGCGGTTAACGTGCGCGGTTATTTCTTTGCGCTGCTGGAATAGGTCGTCAGCCTCCCGGCGGGCGAAGCGGCGTAAATAGTCGTCAATGTTAACCCCGGCAAAATAGGCTTTGCATTGGCGGCTATATTCCACCGTCCACTGATAGCCGGGATGGTAGGTTGCCGGACCTTTGGCGGCTGTTTCGATAAGCAGGTTAGCGGCTTCTTGATTCGTCATTGTAGAATCTTTGCGAATGCCTGGAACTGTTGTTCACAGACCTTCGTAATTAGGTACTCAGCGGCATCGCTCGTGTGACCGTACCGCTCAAAAGAAACCCCGTTTTCCGTCGCTTTCGCCTTTACCTTGCCGCCGTTTGCGTCCTGCTTAATATACAGTAAGTCGTTGATAAGGTTGTGGCAGTTGCGGTCAATTAGCAGCCGCACGCCGGGAACCTTACCCTCAAATATCGAACACAAAAATAATACCCTTTTGCGAACTTCCGGATTTGATCTTTGCACCCGGTTGGAACGTGCGCTTATCTTACTGCGCAGGGTGGCCGCCGCAATGTCGTAATCGGACAGCGCCGCGCGGGTGTCGCGCTTGTTTCCGGATGCGTCGCCGTAGAAAAAGACTTCCTGAACCTGGTTGCCGTACTCGACAAGAAACGCCTCGCAGACCGCTTTGGTCGAGTTGCGCGGGTGCTTCAAACAGTATTCCCGGAAAACCCGGATTTCCAGCGTCCCGTCCTCCGTGTACCGGCATTGCGCCGCCAGCATGGTCATGTACGGAACCACGTTTTGGTCGAATGAGAGATGGGCCACCGGCAGATCGGGCAGGAAGGGCAAATCCGTAACGTGTTGCTCTGGATTGAATGAATAGAACGCCTCACCGCCTTCGCGGGCCACCGCATCCCAATCACCATCCAGTAAACGCCGTCGGTCGTAGTGCGAAAGCCCCGCCAGTTGCTTTCCATAAATTCGCCTAAACTCTCCATCGGGGTTGTCTGCCAGTCGGGCAGAGACGACACATTGTTGCGGCGAAAGGTTAACACCGTTTCCCTCTTCGTCACGGATATATCGAAATTTAACCCAGTTATTCGACGGGTTGCCCGCCAACAAAATCTTAGGCTCCCTGACCGGCAGCGAATCAAGCCGGTAGCGTATGCGGCTGGAAAGAATCTGGAAAGCCTTTTGCGTGATTTCTGGTGCCTCATCTATGAATGCGTCTGTGAGTTCTAATGATCCAAGGGAGTGAAAGTCCGGGTCTGTAGGGTATAAATGCAGGTCAAGTAATA